GCCGTGGCAAATCAAACTTTTTGTATTTCAGAGCCAGAAGGTTTAAATGCTTGGGCTAATATATTAGGACCTGTAAATTATGAAAATTTTATTAATGGCGACCCAAATTCTTATAATTGTTTTAATATTAATGATTTAAATACTCAATCTCAAGCTTCTGTAAATGACGGTGGTCAACCGTTATTATTCCCATGTTCAATTCCATTTGGGACCAGAACAACATTAGAAATAAGCTTAGCTAATTCATTACAACAACAAATTGATTGTGGTAACGAATTGCAAAATCTATATTCTGAATTAGCAGTTTTGACAGCCACTACTTCTACAAATACAAACTGTACCAATCCAGTAGATATGTTTGAAGCTCTGGATGTATCAATGACACTTAGTGTTGATAGTGGTGGAACATATGTTGTTGTATATGAAGACAATTCGTTTTTCCCACCAATAGGTGCTGGTAATTTATATAATTATCTATTATCAAACTCACCAAGTGGTTTTTATGTTTGTGGCGGTTCAGATTGTCAACCAATGTATTTAAACACTGGTCAATTAATAGGTCAAAATACAACAACATGTGATGCAGTTGCTGATAATTTAGCTCAAGAATTATTTACACAATCTGGGTTACAAAATACAACAGCTGATATAAATACGTTTACTAGTAGTCTACCAACTAATTCATTTACATCAGATTGGTCTACTTTTAATACAATAATAAATGATTCATTTGTATTATCAGCAATAACCAATCAAAAAATTAAAATAAATCTAAAATTAAATCACACATGTGGTGATATTTGCATTTTAATTGACAATATAAAATTAAACAAAAATTGTTCGACTTTAAAAAGCACCAATATTTTTGTTACAGAATGCCCAGGATTTAAAATAGAAAAAGTCATTGATAATAAAAAATCATGGTTAAATAATTCAACACCTGTTACTAGGGATTTTAGAATTTTTAATCCTAGTGGATTAAATCCAATTCGTCAAACACATTATAATGTTAACGATGAAAGATTGGTTATAAATACAAAAGAAATAGATTTGGATATCAACATAGCATCAGCAATAGAAACAGATGTTTGGTGTTATGTTTATGATAACCCTTGTTTATTAACTGGACAAACATTTTGTGACCCCTGTGGTAATTATAAGCAATTCCAAGATAATTTTTATTTTGATTTTATGGATGGTTTTTCTTATCAATTTATGGATGATAATACCATTAATAATACTGGCTCACTACCTTCGATTTGTTGTGGTGATAACCAAATTGATTTTAACGATTTGTTAACACAACCATTATCAGCTGTAACCACATTGGAAGAATTTAAATATTATGCCATATCTGAACTTATAGATGCAAAAAATAGACAAACCATATCTGCTTATCCAACTTTAAGAGCTCTATATGACAGATACGTACAGAGTACGACATATTGTGCGTCACAAAGTTCTGCTTTTAATTACAATAGCATGGACCAATTTGCTGGTTTGGTTGGTAATTATTGGGTTGACATAATAGAACAAGTAATCCCATCAACAACTATATGGGGTAGTATAAAAGTTTATACAAATACAATTTTTGACCAACAAAAATTTAAATATAGAGAGTATACATCATTATTATGTGGGAATCCATTTAGTGGTGAAACGGTTTTAAGCCCTATAAATGGTACCTCTGGCCAATGTCAATCAGTAGAAGTAATCACGCAAATGCTACCATATAGTGGTCAAACACCTATAAGAATAGTCAAACCTCAGTTATCAAGTTGCAATTCTTTATGTATAGCACAAATGAACCATGGTTCCGAATTTATAGGTGGTGTTAACATTATAAGCATCACACCTACCAGTTGTTCTGTTCAAGGTACTGTAATAGTAGATTGCTCTTTGGGTGTGACAATAACAACACAAGGATTAACAGCAACTGCTACTGTTGTAAATGGTACAGCACCAATATATTATGATTGGAGTAATGGTGATACAGGTCAAACAGCGACATTCTTATCAACTGGAACATATTCATTGATGGTGACAGATGGGAATTGTTGTAATAAAACAGTAGAAGTTGTATTTTCTTAACATAACAAATGATATTTATAAAATAAAATTATGAAACTAACAGATAGAACAGAATATTCAGCAGCAAGTTTAACAGATTTAATTCACATTGTTGTTACTGGCGATACCTCACAAGACCCAGCTGGTAGCTCTTACAAATTACCCCTGTCAAAGGTTGTCAATTTGTTATCAATAAATACTGGTGATTATTGGACCTCTGGTTCAACTTGGAATGGTTCAAATTTCCCAATTAAAGCCAATAATACAAGCGGTTTAGATGCAACTGGTACTTATGCTGTTGCTGAAGGTAGAGCAACAACAGCTTCTGGTAGTAATGGTAGTCATGCTGAGGGTTGGTTAACAATAGCTTCAGGCACTTCTAGTCATGCTGAAGGTAGGTCAACAATAGCTGGTGGCACTTCTAGTCATGCTGAAGGGTCTGACACTATAGCTTATGGAACTAGAAGTCATGCTGAAGGTAAAGCTACATTAGCTTCTGGTGCTACAACACATGCCGAAGGTAGTAACACAACAGCAATAGGTACTGACAGCCATTCTGAAGGTTCAGGTACTATTACAATAGGTAGTGCTAGTCATGCTGAAGGGTTTTCAACTATCTCAAGAGGCAACACTAGTCATGCTGAGGGTGATTCTACAACAGCATTTGGGAATACTAGCCATGCCGAGGGGTCTGGTACAACGGCATTTGGTCTTGTTAGTCATGCTGAGGGTGTTTTAACAATAGCCAGTGGTATAACTAGCCATGCTGAGGGCGTTTTAACAATATCCAGTGGTATTGGAGCTCATGCTGAAGGTTCTAGCACAACAGCTATTGGTAATGCTAGTCATGCGGAGGGTAATGTTACAAATGCAACAGGGCCTTACAGCCATGCTGAGGGTAATGAAACAAAGGCATTAGGTGATGGAGCTCATGCTGAAGGTTATCAAGTTATTGTTTATGGTTTTTACGCACATGGTGAAGGGCAAGGCAATGTTGTTTATGGTGATGGAGCTCATGGTGAAGGCTTGTCTAATCAAGTTACAGGGCTTTACAGTCACGCTGAAGGTAGCAATAATAGTACTTATGGAGATGCTAGTCATGCTGAAGGTTCTGGAACAACAGCTTCAGGCACTTCTAGTCATGCTGAGGGCGTTTTAACAATAGCCAGTGGTATTGGAGCTCATGCTGAAGGTTCTAGAACAACAGCGTTTGGGATTTCTAGTCATGCTGGTGGTAGTGGAACAACAGCTTTGGGAAATTATAGTTTTGTGCATGGTACGGGTTCAACAGCAAGTGGCACAACAACAATAGTTTTAGGTAATAATATAACAAATACTTTACCAAATACAGTTTATGTTAACCCTATTGTTGTTAAAAAATTAGACTCAACACAAAGAAATGCACTGACACCTGAAAATGGTATGATAATATATAACACTACAACTAATAAATTTCAAGGTTACGCTAGCGGAACAACTTGGGTAGATTTATCGTAATTTAATATAACATGCCACAATTAATTAAAAATATAAAAGGTAATATTTATGATAATACAACTGGTAATGTTGTTTATTTGAAGGGTGTTTCGGCTGAATTACAACAAGAAGACTATATTAATATATATAGTTTGATTGCTTATTTACAAAATTTTACTAAAATTGAACAAGCATTTGCTTTAACAAAACCTTTATTATTAGGTTTAAAAAATAGCAAAAACTTAACAGTAACAACATTAAATATAAATTATTAATGAGGTATCAAGAACTTATATACATACAGAATCAACATAGTGCTGTTAGAAACAAGGACTTCGTCAATGTTAATATGAGTTCGGATATTAACATTTTTGAGGGACCCTTGTTTACGTTAAGTGGTGCTACTAAAATTGATTGTTCTGGTGTTACTACTGGTAATACATATGTTATAACAACTGAAGCTGAAATACCCCTAGAATTTACATTTACAGCCAATACAAATACCTTTACAGCAAATAGTGCTACATTTAGATATGAAATTTATAAGTACAACGAAAATGCTAATATATTTGCACAACCACCAGTATATAGGTCTGGAAACTTCAATAACTCTAATTTGACAACCAAAGGTGGTAACAAAACTTTACTGCAAAATATACCAATTAATTCTTTAGCTTTAGATGGTGATTATTTGGTTAAGGGTTATTATAATTTTAGCGCAACAACAAAATATTTAGGTGAATTGGGTAAAATAGTGGACACAGCACAATATAAAAATGGAACTGAATATGCGTTATATGATTCAAATATTGATTATTACTTTATAGCTTTTAAAGGTGCTGAAACGCCAAAATTATTAAACAATAGTAGTAATTTGGCTCCAGCAAATCAGTTATTTCAACAAGTATTTTTACCAGAAAACGGTCAAACAACATTTGTTGTATCTTATTAGTAAAAGGGTTTTTTATAATAACATTAAATGGTTTAGTATTAGCCCCAACATACGATTATACTTACTCTGGTAGTCTTGTAACTATGAATTCATCTATGGTTAAGGGTGATATAGTTACCATTATTTACACAACAAACGGTGGAAATAATTTAGTTGGTGACAATATTGATATTTCTTCATCAATAGTCAGCGGTTCAACTGGAAACGAAGGCTCTAATTCAGTGTATTATAATACAACCAAACAAAAATATGAAATTTATACTAGTGTGTCACCAGCTACTGGTGGTTCTATATTGGTTATGTTAAATGGTGTTATGTTAGCAAATGGAATCGATTACTATCAATCAAAATCAAACCCAAAAAGAATAATATTAGAAGGTGATTTGTTGGTAGGTGATTTGATTACAATAGCATATTTCCCAATTGTATCAGCAGTAAATGGTTTGATAACAAATAATCCTAGTGTTGGGTGGCAAATAACAACACCTCCACAAAAACCTAACGGTACCTTTACGTTAGAAGTTAGCACTGGAAAAACTTTTTCAACACTTTACAGCAGCATTTCTCAACCTTACGTTACAGGTATTTCACTTTATTATGATACGTTTATTGCTAGTGGAACAGTCGGAACGACTTTATATTATAGAGTTAAAAATGAAAAAAACTATGAAGCACTTTGTGGTAATGTTATTACTGATATTGCATATAGTGAAACAATACCAATAATAGTACAAACAAATTCAATAAATTCATACTAATATTATTGACTATTGGATATTTATAACTAAAATAAAGCTAAAAACAAAGATATTTATAACATATGAGCTATATCATTACAAGCACGAATCCATTTGTGAGTGTCAAATTAACTGAAAAAGGGAGAGAACAACTTTCTTTAGGTCAATTGAACTTTAGTTATTGGGCGATTGGAGATTCTGAAATAAACTACGAAAGAGAAGCAATAGTAGATGCAAACCCTAATAACGTGACTCTTTCAGCCACAAGTAAAGTTTTAAGACCAGTTGATAGACAACCAAATATTAAAAGCTTTATCACCTCTAGCACATCAACGTCAAACTATCAAGCTATAAATGCCTCAAATATGAACGTTGTAAAAGCGATTGTAAACAATCAAGCTGATGAAAGAGGTTTTTTCACAAACAATATAACAGGTTTTACAACGAATCTATCAACAACTTTAACACCTTATTATCAACCAGTTGCAAATTCTACTTTATCTGGCACCACTACATTAAGATTAAGTGGTTCACCAGTTGTTAGTGTTGGTGATATAGTTCTGCTTAAATTAACCAATTCAATCGTAGGACCAATTTCAGCTAATGAAACTACGATTGCAACACCAAATTTATGGTTTAAAGTTCAAGGGTTAACTGGCAATACAGCAACTTTGGATAGAAATTTGCCAAATCTTTCTGGTGATTCACAATCTTCCCAATTATTGATTTATAGAGGTGGTGAAATTTATGATACTATTGCAACTGGTACTACAACAGCATATTGGGATACTGGAACGCTATCTTTTAATTCTTCAATCAATGTAACATGTCATGATGTTCCAGTATGGAACATGAATAATGTTTGGTGTGAAAACTTAGCTGGTATGTCAGGTGGGACACATGAAGATTATACCTATTTTGGTTCATATCCATATTTTGGAACTAAAAACCCATATTTTGAATATCTTTGTGTTTCTAGTGGTTTAAGTGAAACACAATTAAAATGTAACGACCCAGGGATTAGTTATCTAGACGATGTTTCAAAATCAATTTCTATAATTCATTATACAAACAATGCCATATCAAATTTATATGGTGAATTTTTCTATGTTGATGCTACAAATAACAAATATGTTAAACTACATATGCCTAATTTAATGTACCATAGAGATGGTTATGCAACAGCCAGTGGCACATCAATGGGTATGGATTTTATAGCTAGCGGGTCAACACAAAGAATTGGTACTAGCGATATAGAATACATTGATTTAATTGAAGACCCAGCATTCATATCAACAGCAAACACAACACCATTGGTTGTGGGTAAAGTTTTTCCACAATTAAAAATGATTGTAGTAGATAATGATGAAATAGTTGCTGCTATGTCTTATAAATCTAACAGAAATTGGACATTACCAGAATTAGCGGCTACACTTCAATCACCTTCTGGTGGTACATCTACTGGTGTTTTGGGTTCAAACCAAACAATGTATTTAACATATTCTTTGGAAGTAACTCGTGTTAGCGGATTAACAACAAGTCTCCCATGTCAACAATACGTTAAAGTTGATAATATCACGTCAACAGCTAAAGATATTGCTTTTAGAATAAATGGTACAGATTTACTCCCATATATGCGTAAAATAGAGAATGTTGGTTATGACGGTTTAGGGTTTTACGCTACTAATTTTAAGTTATTATATCAAGTAGTATCTGGCTCAACACAGAGACCAGACCCAGCAGCTTGGAAAGCGTATGATTTTACAAGCAATGCGATAACCGTAAATACAGGTCAAACAATTAACCCTAAACTTTTAGAAAATCAATCACCAGCAACAAATGGTTTTATTTTAGATAGTTTAAAAGCGGCTTCCGCAACAACATTTAATTTGGTTCCTTTATTAAACTTACCACAAATAAACCAACCAAATAACTTACAATTTGGTGATGAAAGGTTTTTTTATGGTAACTTAGAAACATATATTGGGGCTACTATTTATAAAACTATTTTTGATGTCAGAGTTAATTCAAGTTTATTCAATCTGACATCAAACCCAACCAGAAGTACTGACCCAGCAACCAATCCACCTAATATTAGAGTAACGGAAGTTGGTATTTACGATAATTTACAAAACCTAGTTTGTATTGGTAAATTAAGTAGACCAGTTATATTGCTACCAGGAAACACAATAATGATGGAACTTTCAATGGATTTTTAAAATGGGATTTATATCAAGTGCAAATACGATTACATTAAACGCTAAGTTAACACCATTAGGTAGACAAAGAATGATTTCTACAAATAATGGACTTATCACCACATTTTCTTTGGGTGACTCTGACGCTAATTACTATGTTCCATTAACTTTGTCAACTGGACAAATTCCAGCTGAAGCTGGTGAAATTGGTGCAAACGCATCTTTTAGCAATAGTACTGCTCAAAACGTAAAATTAAAATCACCTATTATTGTTAATTCTAGTGGTTTACTAAGAAAACCAGTTGAATCTCAATCAATAACAATATCAACAGATTTATTATCAAATGGTTTTACAACAGTAAGTGGTAATAATTTAACACGAGTTATTATTGACAGAAATAATTACAATACGGATGCTTTGGTTAATTTATATTATTCATTTGGTTTACCTTTAAACACAAATAATGATAATACTTATACTGGTATAACATATGCAAATGGTGGATATTCAGATACAGCACTTAGTGCGATTTCTAAAACAAAAATATTAGTTATTGGCATAAACAATGCAAATTATGGTGAGTGTATTGATGGTAAAACTGTAAAAATACAATTACCTACATCAGCTGGCACCTATACAATTTATAGCACTTTTCAAAATGATGGAACTTCTTTATCCATCCAAGATGCTAATATAAGAGACACATCAGTTGTAACAAGCTATTTAGATGATAATATTGCAATGTTATTCTCAGATTCTATTGCTAGACCAAACGGTGGCTCTAGTTCATTAAGTTGGGCAACTGGATACGAGACAACAAAACCTTTTAGCGTTAATGGAAAACAACTTTACAATTTACAAACAAATAGCAATATTGGAACTACAGCTGATACTATTGTTGGTATTGCATACCTTGATAAAGGGTTTATGGTCATAACAAACCAACAGATTATTTCAAATTATACTTCAACAGCAGCCACAGCTACAACAGTTAGTTTTAACAGTGTCTCAACGTCAATTTACCAAAATATAACATGTGTTGCGGCCAGAGGTGAATTCGGTACTTCAACAAATTCAACTTTCACAGGTTCAGACGTTGTTAGGATTTCAGAAGTAGGTTTATACGACAATTTAAATAATTTGATAGCTATCGGTAAAACTGATAGACAAGTTACAAAAAATGTAAATGAATTTTTAGCTTTAAGTGTAAAAATAAATTTGTAATCTTTACCTTTTATTAAAGGTTCTTAGATTAGTGTTAAAAACATATGCAAAAAGAACCAAAATTTATATTGGCCTTGGATGTATCCACATCTACAATAGGTATTGCTTTATTTGAAGACTTGGGTGACAAAGGAGAACTTAAATTGTTACATCATGTTAGCCCAAAGGTAAAACCAAAACCAGAAAACAAAATGGAAGAATTATTCAAAAAAGTTGAAATCTTCCAAACAGAGTTTTTAAACAAATATGCAGATTTTGGTATTTCAAATGTTATTATTGAAGAACCACTTTTACAATCAAACAACGTATATACAATTGCAACGCTTTTACGTTTTAATGGGATGATTTCTAAATCTGTTTTTGATACCATCGGTGTTGTACCAGATTTTATATCATCATACGATGCTCGTAAATATGCGTTTCCAGAATTGATGTCTGTTAGAAAAGCTAAAAAAGATGGAACCCCATTGTCAGAAAAACAAATATCTAAAAACGAACCTGTTTTATTTGGAGGCTACCCATTTGATGTGGATAAAAAAATGGTAATTTTTGACAAAGTTTGTGATTTAGAACCACAAATAAAATGGATATTAGATAAAAACAATGTACTAAAAAAAGAAAATTTTGACATGAGTGATGCTTACACATGTGGTTTAGCTTGGTTTAATCTTAGAAAACAAAGTTAAATATTTGCTTTTTTCAATTTTATTTAATACCTTTGTTGGATGTCACACTTATTAGTGAATATTCTAGAGGGGTTCTTAGGTGAACACAGAAAACATAATGAAGACACTGGACAAATTATTTCACTATCTCCCAAATTCTTGATTTACTTATGTTATAGATTTTAGCTAATTCTCTTGTTGAACATAAACCAGTTGAATATTTATTTTTGACCTCTTCTGGATTAATAGTTTTTTGTGTCGTTTCATTTAAATATTTCCATTTAAAACCACCAGTAGTTTTTCGTTTACCCCTACAAACACTACATATTAATGATGGTGATAAATTAAGTGTTTTAGCAGCATCTGTTACGCAATCCCATTGTTTAAGTATATTATTATTTAAATCTATTTGGTATATTGGTTGTTTATTTTGTGGTGTTCTACCTTTGTTTATTTCAGATAACTTCTCTTTTGTTTGTTCTGATTGTTTATTCTTATTTTTTATCATTTTAATAATGGTATCTTTTTTATGGGTTAATCCTTTATGTGATTCAGACATTTTATTTTTTGTGTCATTTGAATGCTTAAAACCTAACGCACTATATGCCACTGGACAAAGATTATATAATATTTTTGAATTACATTTTCTAAACTTATCTAGATAATATTGCTCACGATTTACTAACATTTCTTTATCTTTAACATATTCAATAATTTCAAATAAGAATGAATTTTCACCATGCTTATTCCAAGATTTTTGTAAATGGATGTTTGTGTGTTTATTGTTTATTAGATGACGTTTATGTTCACCCCATCTTCTTATAATATTTATCGAGCTACCAATATAACATTTATTGTTTTTAAGGTTAGTGATTTTATATACCCCACAGTGATTAAACATGTTTATTATTTTTAAAATATTCGGTTATTATGAGTTCAATAAATGTTGATTTGTTGTTTGTAATTGAATTAATTTTGTTTATGATTTCTTTAGATAAACTAATCCCTAATTTACCTTTTTTATCTTCGTGCTTCAGCTTAGGTCTTCCCATAATTTTGTTTTATTATAAGTATCTTCTCAGTTACAAAAAGTCTGATTTTTTTCAGAAATTTATTAAAATATTTGCTAAAACAAGAAAAAAATTGTATTTTTGTGTTTAAAGGTATTTATGCATTTATTAATAAACATACTTGAATCATTTTTAGGCCCATGTAGGAAACATAATGAAGAAACAGGGCAATCTAGCTGGGACTGCCCTGCGTGTTCAGAAGATAAAGGTATGCCAGATGGCGATGGCAAGGGTAATCTTGAAATTAATTATCAGCGAAATGTATTTAAATGTTGGGCCTGTCAAGATACAAACAATATGTATGGTCCAGTAATGAAATTACTTAAAAGGTATGCCAGACCAAGAAACATTCGTGAGTATTTATTGGTTAAACCAGATGCTGATGAAATACATGATAAAGAACACAGTGAAATAATTGTAACCTTACCAGAAGGTTATAAAAAATTATCATTATGTTCTAGTATGGATTATAAGTCTGATTTAGCGTTAAGGTACTTGAGAGAGCGTGGAATAACTGATGAAATTATAGATGATTACAAAATTGGTTACACAATTCATGGAAAATACTATAACAGAATAATTATCCCATCATATGATTCAGATGGAAAATTAAATTATTTTATCGCTAGATGGTTTGCTAAGGAGAAGACTAAGTTAAAGTATCTTAATCCAGAAGCTGAAAAACAAGAAATAATCTTTAATGAAGGTAAATTAAATTTGGATGCAACCATTTATTTGGTTGAAGGTGTGACTGACCATATAGTAACACCAAATTCAATACCATTATTAGGTAAGTTTATATCACCTAAATTGTTAGATTTGCTTTATGAAAGGTCTAGCGGATATATAGTAATAGTATTAGATGACGATGCTTATGAAGATGCTGTCAACTTATATAAACAACTCAATTTTGGGAACCTTTATGGTAGGATAAAAATAGTAAAATCCCCTGAAGGTTATGACCCATCAAAAATATACGAAAAACTTGGTTCAAAAGGTATTGTTAAATTATTAATGAGTGCTAGACAATTAACCTACAACGAATTGAGTTAATTCTTCTTTATTTGGGTGGTTTTTTATCATACATAAATCACCTAATTCACTAGAAACACAATCAAAATCCGAATCATTTTTTAGTTTATCCCATATCTTAGTAACCATTGGGTTTAATCTTCTACCTTTACCAGAATATAAATGTCCTAAATCGTTTATAACGGCTTTATATATTTTATAACCTAAACCTAATCCTCTTAAATCTTCTGGTAAATGTACATGCATTTGATATACCATGTCATTAATTAATTGAATATCAATGACGATTGATTCTGAAGCAATGGTTTCAAAGGGTAATAAAACAGCCAAATGAGCAATGTTTCCAGAACCACCTAAATCATCTATTTTAAGGTCAGTCCATTTAACGTTTTTAATGGCTAGCTTTTCATCATCGCTAATCTTAACATCTTTTGGTAATCTAAATGATGGTATCTCTAAAGCTTCACGAAGTAATTTTTTAACAATTTGGCTCATCTTAAGTTTTACAATAAATACTTGCACAACATAACAAATTATCGTATATTTGCAAATATGGCTAAAATAAAAAAATGGGAGTCTATTATATTTCTAGAACCCATACAACATAAATATCATCATAGGGAAACTGGTAAAATATACAAATCAGTTACCACAACGCTAGCCTCAATTGAACCACATTTTGATGCTGAGGCTGTTTCCTTGGCAATTACAAGACAAGCAGACAACGTTAAACAAGAGCGTTATATTGGCTTATCTCAACAAGAGATTCTAGATTATTGGCAATTACTGAATGATGAAGCAAATGTTTATGGTAGCAAGGTTCACGACATTGTTGAACGCTATCTTTTGGCTAACAAATGGTATTTCCCAGAGGATAATGAAGAAGGTTTGTTTGAACAAAAAGTTATTGATGGTTACAATGCATTAAATATTGAAGAAGGTGATGCTATGTGGCCAGAAAGAATATTATTTTCTGAACAGTATGAATTAGCAGGTACATCAGATTTGATTATTGATATAAATGATGTTTTTTTTGATGTGGCTGATTATAAGACCAATTGGGTTTTTAATTTTTATAATCCTTATGGTTATGAAACATTATTAAAACCATTTGAGCATCTTCAAGCTTGTCAATGGTCAATATATACACTTCAACTAAGTGTTTATGCGTATATGTATGAGTTAGAGTTTCCAAAAAGGAAATGTAGACAAATTTATGTTTTATATTGGGATAAAGAAAAACAAGTATTTCAAAAAATACAAATAATGTATCTCAAAAAAGAAGCAAAACAGCTAATTGAGATGCACCACTATAATATTATGAAAAATAATGGTTAAAAAAATAATTCATTTGGGCGATATTCACATCAGAACTTTTAGGTTACATGATGAATACAAAGAAGTTTTTGTTACTTTGTTAAAAGACATAAAAGAACTAATTAAAGATTATCATAGAGAAGAAGTTAGGATAGTAATTGCTGGTGATTTAGTTCACCAAAAAATAGTCATTTCAAATGAACAGCTTATATTGGGGACTTGGCTTTTAAGGTCTTTGGAAAAAATAGCTCCTGTTATTATTATTGCTGGTAATCATGATTTGTTGGAGAATAACAAAGATAGAATGGATAGCATCACCCCAATGGTTCAATTTTTACCAGATAGCAATATAAATTTCTTTAAAGAAAGCAAGTGTTATTTAGATGACAATATTGTTTGGTGTGTTTATTCTATTTTTGAAGGAAATACCAGACCAGATATTGAGTCAGCTAGACTTACATTTGGAGATGATAAAACATATGTTGGGTTATTTCACGCCCCTCTGGTAAACGCAAAAACAGATATTGGTTATGAAATTGACCATGGTGCTGAATTGGATGAGTTTGAAGGGTGTGATTTTGTTTTGTTGGGTGACATTCACAAAAGACAAGTTTTTAACCACAAAGGAATTCTGGTGGCTTATTCATCATCTTTGATACAACAAAATTTTGGGGAAAATGTGTCAAAACATGGTTTTTTATTGTGGGATGTGGAGAGTAAAACATTTACAGAACATGATGTGGAAAACAAATATCCATATTATCAATTTAAAATAAAATCTCTAGAAGATTTAGAGACTGGGAGTGAAAAATTAACAAACGTATGAGTGAAGAAAAAACAACTGGAATTACAATAAAAGAATTAAAAGCTTTTTTAGATGGACTACCAAAAGAATTTGATGATTTTGGTTTAGTAAATGGTGAAGTTATTGGGCTTGATGAGTATTATGTGAGGGTTGATAAACCAATAATACATTTAGAAATAGATGAAACAACCAAAGAATTCATGTTGTTTCATCAATCGGAAAAAGAATTAGAAGAAATTTTAAAAGATATTGAAAAATATGGAACTTCCGAAGGAACTAAAGAATGATATTTGGAATTATTGTAGAAACAATAACATCACCAATATTGATGAGTTTACATTAAAACTAGTGAAACAGGGTTTTACTGTTGAAAAGTACGGTGCCACACCAATACAAAAAACGATAGAGGTTGAAAAAATAGTTGAAAAGATTATTGAAAAACCCATTGAAAAAATCATAGAAGTACCTGTTGAAAAAATTGTAGAAAAAGAAGTAATAGTTACTGATAATTCACAGGTTAAAGTTTTAGCTGATAAAGTAAATGATTTGCAAAATAAACTGTTAGAACAACAATCTCAATACAATATAACAATAAAAGAGCTTCAAACAAATGTTGACGAAAAAAACAAAGAGTTAGAGGTTGTTCAAAAATTGTTAATCGAAGAAAAAAATAAACACAAAAAAGATTTATACGGAGAAATATAATGGAAGATAAATTAAGAATATCACCTTATTCTAGAATAAAAGTAGAATGGACAGACCGACCAGAAAATTATTCTAAAGAAAGTAAAAATAAAGTAAGAAACTATTTTGCTAATAAATATGGTGTAAATAAAAATAACATAAATGTTGTTTATAAACCTGTTAAATTTAATGAAAATGGTGACGCTATTGAAATAACTGGTGCTGGTATTGAAAACATTATGGATGTTAATTATCAAAGAGCTCTTATGAAAGAGTTAATTGTTAGAGATAATAAAAATGTTGATTTTAACAGAATTATTGCGCTAGATGATAAAGTTAATGGTGAATTAAACATTGATTTAACTCAATCACAACACAAGTCGTGGTCTATAAAATGGATTATGATTGATAATTTTCTTTCTTTTGGTGAAAACAATTATATCCCTTTTAGTAAATTTAAAGGCTTAACAGTTGTGAATTCAATTCCTGGGAATCAAGGTGGTAAAACAACACTTACCATAGATTCTATAAAATTTTTATTACATGGTTCCACAACCAAAACCGATAAAAACGAAGAAGTATTTAACACTTATACTGGCAAAAATGAATTGGTTGTTCGAGGGATGATTGAAATTGAAGGTGAAGAAACCATCATAGAGCGTAAAATGAAGCGAAGCTCCAAAAAAGGTGGTGGTTGGACTGTCATAAACAAGGTAAATTACTATAAAATTTTACCAGATGGGGAAGAAGAAGAATTAAATGAAGAAGATGCTAAAAAGACGAGTTCAAAATTAAAAGAGACCATAGGTAGTGAAAAAGATTTTGAAATGTTGGTTTTGGCAACTGAAAAAAATCTAGATGACCTTATCGGTTTGACAACAACAGAATCTGGTAAAATATTAACTAGGCTTATTGGTTTGGAAATACTTGAGTTAAAAGAAGCTGCTGTTAGGGTGATGTATAATGATTTTGCCAGAAAGAAAAAATCAAATGAATTCGATGTAATCACATTAACGAATGAAATCGAAGAACATAAAAACAAGATACTAGAATCTGAACAACTTGAAGAATTGTTTAGAAAAAGATTGTCAGATACTAAATCAGAGCTCCAAAAAAACAATGAGGAGAATGATAGGTTATTAAATAGCAAACAAAAAATAGATGTTTCGATTTCTACATTAAACCCATCATCACTTCAAAATGAAGTAGATTTGTTAACAAAAAAAGGTGTAGAAACAAAGGCGAAGATAACTGAAATGAATGATGTTATTTTTGCATATGGTAAAATTGAATTTGATGAAGACCTTCATTATATGTATACCAAAGAACTTAATGGGTTGACTTCTAAAAAAGCTGTTTTTGAAGCGGAAATAAAACGGTTAACTAAAGTTATTGCTGATTTGATAGCTGGGGGTATTTGTCAATCATGTCATCGTAAATTGGATGATGTAGACAATACTGAACATATTAATAAACACAATGAAGAGATAAATAAAATTAACAGTGACATATCTGATATATCAAAAAGACTAGAGGTGTTAGAGAGTTATTTGTTGAACCTTAATGAGATTAAAGTAAAAGTAGATAAGAAAAATAGATTAGAGTTAGATAGAGATAGATTAGAGGTTGAAATTGGTTCATTAAGAAATAAGGTGGTTGAAAAAATGAATGATTTAAAAAAATACAACCTTAACTTAGAAGCTATTGAACATAATAAAAGAATCGATATTGAGGTTAGTAAAGTAAAAACAAATATTTCAGTACTTAATCATACTAAAGATGAAACAATAACTAGGATAGAAAGAGTTACAAACGAAATACAAAATCATAATACCAACATTTCGACCAAAACAAAATTAATAGAAACTATTAAAAAAGAAGAAGAGATTGATAAAATTTTTAAGATTTATATTGACTTGGTTGGTAAAAAAGGTATAAGCAAGTTGGTATTAAGGTCAGTGTTACCTATAATAAATTCAGAAGTTCAAAGATTATTAGAAGATGTTTGTGATTTTGAAGTGGAGATATTTATAGATGATAAAAACGATGTTCAATTTTTGATAAATAAGGATGATGTTTCAAAACAACTTAAATCAGCTAGTGGTTTTGAAAAAACTGCGTCTAGTCTTGCGTTAAGAGGTGTTCTGGGTAAAATGTCTACGTTACCTATGCCTAATTTCATAACTTTTGATGAAGTTTTAGGTAAAGTAGCTCCAGAAAATATTGAAAAACTGAAAGGGTTGTTTGATAAGATTAAAAACATGTATGAAATTGTTTTTTTAATAACACATAATGATTTGGTAAAAGATTGGGCTGTTTCTTTGGTTACCGTTATAAAAGAAAATAATGTTTCGAAAATTAAAATTACATAATTTATAATAAAAATAGTTTTATTAAATAAAAAAACGTACCTTTGTAAAAAATACATATGTTTAGAAACTACTGCATAGTGATTATGGGCGATACACTTGGCTCCCAAGAAGAAATAATAAAGATAAGTGAAATTAAACCAAATGTTTTGGACGCTAAAGGTATATTGATAGCAACATTTTCTTCTATCATAGAACCAAGCGAACTAACCGAATGGTTTACTAGTAGGAAGAGAAGTTTTTTGTTGTTTGATTTAAACGAGTCATCTTCTGGGTTTAACATTACTAAAAAAGAAATTCATGAAGGGTTGTTTGGGTTTCTAAAGGAATTTAATGTTGAACAAATGAATGAAAGTTTTTTGAGAACTATCAATATGTCTTCAGAAACAAAAACAACCAAAAATAATAATAAAAAAACAAAAACTGAAAACAAAGATAAAAATTTATTAGACCCTGTTAAAATAGAAAAAATGAGTTCGTTTGAAAAAGATACGCTACTCAATAAGCTAATAGATAGTGGGCTTGAAAAATTATCTGAACATGATAAAACACTATTGCCTTTGTTGGCAAAATAAGGTTAAAATCCTTGACTTTTAAGGATTTTAACGTATATTTGTTTATATAATAATATAACATAAAAGTAAAATGAGACAATTTAATGAGTAAAATTTTTTTAAATTTTGATAGTGATGATAGTATTGCAAAGTATTTTAAAGACGTTAAGAAATCAATAATCCTAACCAAAGAACAAGAGGTAGATTTGGCGAAAAGAATAAAGCTAGGCGACCAAAAAGCAATCCACCAATTGGTTAAAGCAAATTTAAAATTTGTTATCTCAATAGCTAAAGAATACCAAGGACAAGGTTTACCATTATCTGATTTAATAAACGAGGGTAACTATGGTTTAATAAAAGCGGCAAGTAAATTTGACCATAAGAAAGGTTTTAGATTTATATCATATGCTGTGTGGTGGATTAAACAATCGATTTTACAAAGTTTAAATGATAATGCTAGGATAGTAAGATTACCAGCAAACGTTATAAGTAAAATATCGTATCTAAACAAAGAGATAACCAAGTTTGAGACTGAAAACGAAAGAGAACCTATATTTGGTGAAATATTCGATAAGGATAATGATATTATGTCTTTGGTAATTTATCCTAGATGTGCATCATTAAATGAAGTGATTAACGAAGACGGGGATGAATTAATTGATTTAATACCTATTGAAGATAGTGAAGATTCTTTAGAAATTGATGAAAGGTTAAAGAATGAGATAAATAAAACTTTATCTGTTTTGGAAACTAGAGAAAGAATGATTATTGAGGCTTATTTTGGTATAAACACAGATTGCAGACCAATGACCTTGGAAGCAATCGGTGAAAGATATAATTTAACAAAGGAAAGAATAAGACAAATTAAAGAAAAAGCTATAAGAAAATTGAGACATAACGCACACGATTTATATAATTTAATAAATGAATAAAAGGGTTAATAACCCTTTTATTCGTTATGTGTATTTATATTAAAATTAATGATATGAAATTAAAATTTAGCTACATTGTATTGTTACTGGCACTAATTGTTTCTGGTTGTGCTGCTTATTTTTCAGTATGGGGGCTTAGTCAACTATTTGCTGGTGCTAGCACGGCTGTTATAATAATGGCTACTGCATTGGAAATTGGTAAAGTGGTTGTAACGACTGCTTTACATAGGTATTGGGATAAAATATCTGGTTGGTTAAAATTTTATTTAACTATTAGTGTTGGTGTTTTAATGATAATTACATCAGCTGGTATATATGGGTTTTTGTCAAATGCCTATCAAAAAACAGCAAATAAATTAGAAATCCAAGAAGGTCAAGTTGGTGTATTGGATGCTAAAAAATCTTTGTTTGAAAAAAGTGTTTTAGACAATGAAAAGATTATAGCCAATAAAACAAAACGTATTGACCAACTAACAAACTTAAGGAATACGCAAGAAGTTAGATTAGATAACGCTTCTAGCAATAGGGCTAAAGATAAAGCTAGGGCTGACATAAAATTGGCTAATGACGAAATTCAAAAGTTATCAAACGAAATTGATGGGTTTAATGTTAAGAATTCTATTATGTCAGATTCAATAAGTGTTTATTCAACAAAAGCAATAGAATTAACAGCTAATAGCGAAGTTTCAGCTGAAGTTGGACCACTTAAATATATATCAGAATTAACAGGTCAACCTATGGGTAACGTTGTTAATATATTAATATTGTTTTTGATATTTGTATTTGACCCATTGGCTATCTCTATGATTTTAATGACGAATAAAATTTTTGAATTAGAGAAAGGTGACCATTCAGAAATCAAAAAAAAAGTTGAACCGAAGCCAGAATCAATTACCCAGTTAATCGAAGCTAAGGAAAATCAAACAGTTACTGAAGAGTCAGAAATTTTTGAAGAAGAAGAATTTAATGAAGTTGAAGAATCGTCTGACGTTGTGGAAAAAAATGTTGTTGAACAAAAAGATAGAGAACCAGTAATACCAACTGGCAAGATTCAATTAGAAGATATTAGAGAGATAAAAAATAGAGGATTTTCCGTTGATGTACCAACACCTAAAAAAAGCAATATTGTTGAAAGAATAGGTACAAACAAAGTGGTTAAAAACGGTGATAACAACAAAGTTTATTATAGGAAAAACTAATGAACATTGATGACACGTCATACGTATTATCTAGCGAGAATTATGTGGCTGTAGAATCAAAGAAAACACGTATAGTCTTAGCACATACCTTTACAAATGATATGAAACATTTTATTGGTTGGAAACATAGGTATAATGGGTTATATAAAAATACAGCACCTTTTACAATCTCAAAATCTGGCCAAATTTACAAACATTACGACCCTAGTTTTTCAACTAAAATGTTGAAAAATTATGAATTTAACATGTCGTGTATTGTAATATTATTAGAGAACGAAGGTTGGTTGATAAAAGATTCAAATAAAAATGAATTTATTACGTGGATTGGTGATATTTATAAAGAACCGAACATGGTTGTTGAAAAAAGATGGAGAGGTTACAATTATTGGGCTCCATATACAAAAGAACAATTATATTCGGCCAGTGAGTTGGTAAAATCATTATGTGCCAAATTTGACATACCTTTATCTGTGGTAGCACACAATACAAAATTGGAAAATTTTAGCACGTACAATGGTATATTTTATAAAAGTAACATTGAAAAGCACTATACTGATTTAAACCCAACTTGGGATTTTGAAACATTTAAAACAAAAATAGAAAAAAAATGAAAAACAACATCAATGAACACGATATGACCAAAAAAATGATGGATGTCATTAGAGGTGGGTATAAGTCTAGATTGTTATCCGAAGCAGATGAGTTATCTCCAACCCAAGATGATTATAAAGACACACTAGATGTTAAAAAAACGGATTCTGTTTATAAATCAGAATTAAAAAAATTACAAGATATTGTTGACCCTAGGGTTGAAATTACAAATTTTAAAATTTATCCAGAAGACAGCAATGTTTTAATAGAGGGTATATTTTTAAAAGGTGAAAACGAAGACACAGGTATAAAATTTAGAATGTCTTTGGCCGCAGGTGAAATAAACATAACAATGAGCAACATTGAAGTTACCGATAAGGTTAGTTCATTACTCACCAAATTAAAAGGTTATTATGAAAATTGGGTAGATGAATGGGCTTTAAAATTAGCTAACGAATACAAACCAAAAAACGACTAATGGGAGAGAAACGTTTCGATTTTAAAAATTTAGACGCTAAAAGCATTTTTATAATAATATTAGCGATAGCGTTAATATTAAGTTTTTTATTTAATATACATAATAGTATAGTTTACCCAAAAGATGAAATAAAAAAGTTAAGAGAAGCTAATGAAATATTGTCTAAAAAGAATGATAGTGTTTTTTTGGTGAATAAAGGTTTAGATAAAAAATTAGCTGAATTGGGTTTAATCTTAAAAAATAACGATAAAAAATTAGCTGAAACAGAATCAGAGTTAAAACAATTAAAAAAGAAAAAAAATGAAACACCTAACTATGTTAATCGTTTGTCTGCTAGTGGCGTTGCAACTGCACTCTCAGAATATCTCGATAAAACCACAAAGAGTAAAAACAGTCGTTAATACATATGGTGACACTCTTATTGAGATGTCATTATCAGATGCAAGGCTAATCCTTACGGACATAATTGACAAACAAGTTTCTGATAATATTATATCAGTATACGAATTCAGAGATAGCTTAAACAAAAGCACAATACAAATACAGTTAACACAAATAAACATATTAAAAGAAAAAGTAAAAAATTGTGAAACTGTGATTAAAAATTTAAACGAGATGTTGATTAATAAAGAAAAAGAAATAGCCTTGTTGAACGAAACCATAATAAGACAAAAAAGAGAAATTAGGAAGCAAAAAATATTAAAAATAATAGGATTTACAAGTGCTGTTATATTACCTGTTATTACACTTGGAGTTGTTTTGGGTGTAAAATAAATGGTTAATTACAATATATTTATTTATAACATTAAATAAGACCCCTTAAAGGGGTTTTTTTATGTTATAACGATATTTATATAAAAATAAATTAGAGCTATCATGAAAAACCAAATCAAAGAAAATTTGACCAAGTCTGATGTATCCAAAGAGATTAAAATATACATGGACACCAAAGAATTCAAGTCAAAAATTGAAAAGATTGTTAAAGATAGAATAAAAAATGAAAAAGAGTTAGAAGACAAAGTTGTTGATATAACTAGAAACGTCCTGACTCAATTATATAAAACCTTATGGACAAAAAGAGCCACATGGGTAAATAATTTAAGCAATAAAAATAATTAAAATGAAAAAAATTAGAATCACGGAAAGCCAAGCCAAAAAATTGGGGTTAATTAATGAGAATAGTGGTGAGGATTCTGGACTTAAATCGTCTAGTGGTGCACTTGGACCAAAACCAATTAGAATTGTAATATCTGGTGATTCCATTATAAAACTTAAGGATATTATAATAAAAGCAATTAAAAGACAAGACTCAGATGCAAACGTAGCTTATTATGAAGCTACTGGTAAAATTGTTGGAACTGTAAGTGAATATAAATTGGAATCAATAAAAAGAGATGTTAAACAAATAGACCCAATGTTATCACTAGAAAAAAAATCGTTAGTAAAAGCTTTAAAAGAAAATAAAAAAAATGTTCTTAAAATAACAAAAGAACAATATAATAACTTATTAAATTCTGGTTTAATAAAAGAAGAGGCTTTTAAAGTTAATGGTGGTCTGTCAAGAGTTGATAAAACTTTTAATAAAGAATTTACAAAAAACAAAACTAAAAATTTTTTAACTGAAACAAAAAAATTAATAGAATATTTATATGGTAATACACAAGACTACCCTAGTTTTTTAAATCAATACAATTTGTCATATGACGATATTTGCGAAGTATTATCAAAAGAAGGTGTGATACTTGAAAATGAAGGACATTGGAAATTATCAAAAGCTTTAGGAACACCTGAAATGGCTATTAATACCGTCATGGAAAAATTAAATGAAATGATAACAAATAATCGTAAATTAGAAACAGAGAACTCACCAATTGACGCTTTAGAGAACGAAATTATGTTTGATGTAATTTATCACAATAGAGAAATTGCGATATTAACGGATAAAGAAGGTAATATGTTCGTTTTAAACCATGATTCAATCCCTAAAACTAACGTTGGAAATGATGAAGATGCGATAGAAAGATATATAAATGACAACTTAAATAGTTTTTCTTATGGTAATGGTCTTGATGATTTTGAATCAGGTAAAGATATTATTAAAATTGATTCTAATCTTAAAGATGATTTATTAAGATTATATGACAAAGATAATAAATTAGTTTCCAAACTTTCTTCGATACAAGAAGATAGTAATTTAATTAATAATTTATTAGGTAGCACAGAGAAAGCCATGACCCCTCAAGGTGAAACAAAAGAAAAAACAAAAGAGGAAGTAAGGCAAATGGCTAGAAAACTTGCTAAACTATATAAAAAACCAGTTAAATTTTATTTGGACAAATTAAATAAAAAGTATGGTATTGAAGAAACAACCACAGCTGCGTCATCTGGTTCATATACTGGTCCCTTTTTAGGTTCACCAGCTGAAGCACCAGAAGACCCAAATAAACTTGAAGTTCCTGTTGTTGGTGAAGTAACTGCTGGAAGCGGTAGTGTTGGCGCTTATGATGCCAATGCATTACCAAATATTGGTAGAGATGGTGAGTTTAAATCAAATCCTAAAGTACCAAAAGCATTTAAAAAAACACAATATGCAAAAGGAGGGTTTGTAAAGTTTAATGACTGCGTTAAATTAAATAACAAACCAGCTGGTGCTGGTTGCAGCCAAGGAGCTGTAGATAATGTTGTTAAAATTGTACAAACAAAAGGTAACGTAAATGCACCATCACTTGGCGAAGGAAATAATTAACTTTGCTTAAAATTAATATATTTATTATAAAATCAATAAAATGAATAAAAAAACAATAAAAAACTACTTAGCAAAAAGATTTTTGTCAGAGGAAGTTGTTCCAGGTATTTCTGTAACAAAAAATGCTTTGAACCAATCTAAAAAAATCAATATGCAAGGTTTAAAAGATATTGAAAAAAACGTTGCTGATTTTGAAAAAGCTGTTAGACCAGATGCTAACGCAAAAGAAATGGCACCGAACAAATTCAACTACGAAAACGATTTTGAGAAAACATATCATGACCAAATGGAAATAATGAATGGTCAAGAAATGATTCAATATTCTTCAGTACCTAGTGAAAGGTTTAAAGAAAGAGCTTTAGAAGCTTTAGAAGGTAGTTCAAAAATGGGTAACAACCCAGAATGGGCAAATGTGATACCAGCACAACAAGGTTTTACTGGTCCTAATTTTGGAAAAAATCTTGTAAAGAACATAAAAGCATCTATTAAAAAGAGGGCAGATGAAACTGAACCAGATTATGAATTAACTGGTGCTGACATAAAACCACAAATAAAAGGCAACGGAACTAAACCTTATGCTATTTCTGAAAATAAAATAAATGAAATGGGAGCTGCTAAAGCACCAATTTCTGAAAAAAATAAAATGGTTTTGGCAAAATGGACCAATGAATTGGGTGCAAACAGTGCCGCTGAAAAATTAATAAACAGATTAAGCTCTACTGGTATGGTCTCTGAATTTCCAGATTCAATTGAATACGGAACTGGATTAAATAAAGTAGCTAGTCTATTGGATAAAAAAGATTTTGATAAAGCATTTTATACCGCAAAATCATTGGCAACTAAATTAGAAAAAAAGGCCATGAAAGATATGGGTATGTTTGAAAATAAAGATAACAATAAACCACAAATAAAAGAAACAATGAAAAAATTAACGTTTAAAAATCCATTTAATGGTGTTGGAAACGCATTAAAACTTATCCCAGAAGGATACAGAGTAAATAATAAAGTATTTGAAATGACTGATGGAAACGAAAGTTACAAGATTCGTTGGGAAGGTTCTTTAAATGAAGGTAAAGCTGTTGTATTAACTGCTGCTGACAAAACTTTGGTTAATGAAGACATTTCTAGAATGAAACAATTATTTGGTTACAAATCACATGAAACCCTTGGCCTTTTAAAAGGAAAAGAAAGACTTGATGAAAACAAAGTATTTTCAGATATTTGGAACAAAACAAAAACCTTATTGGAAACTGAAGATATGGAAGGTGCTAATGCTAAAGAAGGTAATTGGGATGAAGAAACAAAAAAAGCTCCAGAAGCAACAAAACACGTTAAATCATCTGTAAAAAAAGATTCAGCTATAGCAAAAGGTAAAGAAGGAAACCCAGATAAAGCTGTTTCACACGCACCAGAAGCAAAAACCCCAATGAAAAGTTCAAAAGGTGTAAACATTGAAACTGATGCTGACGCTGCTGAAGGCTACTGGGAAGCTGCGGCAAAACCTCAAGCTCCAGAAGCTAAAAAACACGTTCATTTAAAAGAATCCGAAATGGAAGAAGCTGAGATGGAAGAAGGTTCTTTGGTTGATGAAGGATACATGGATGAAGCTATGTTGGATGAAATGATGAAGTCAGAAGGTTGGATGAACGAAGCTGAAGAAGAAGGTGAGGAAGATGAAGTAGATTCATGGGAAAAAGGTGATGAAGATGAAGATGGAGGTGAAGAGATGGAACCAACTGCCGCTGATATAAAAGCTGATATCCCAACTCCTTCAAATGATGATGAAGATGATGAATTTGTTGTACCATCTACCGCTAACTTTAAGCTATTATTTAGCCCATCAAGTGGTGAATATTGGATTGATAACAACGGTATTAAAACACAGGTTCCATCTAAATTTTACTCTATAGCTTCTGATAAGTCTAAAAAAGGTGCTGAAAAAGCTGCCAAAATTGTTGCTCTTATGGCAAAAGAATCTGAAAATTCTGCCGAAATGGGTGGTGAAGAAGAAATGTAATATTTTTAGCTAAAACAACATAAAAAAACCCCATAATTATGGGGTTTTTTATTTTATAAAGATATTTATTAACAGTTAATATCTTTATAATGTCACTAAAAAAACTACAAGATAAAATTGGTGTAAAATCAGATGGAGAATTTGGACCTATTACATTAAAAAAAGCTGCTGAATATTATAAAATGTCGCCAGAAAGAGCCGCACATTTTTTTGGACAAACCGCCCACGAGACAGGTAATTATGCTACTTTTAGCGAAAACTTAAATTACTCAGCAGATGGTTTGAAAAAAATATTTGGTAAGTATTTTCCAAACAATTTAGCTGAAAGTTATGCAAGACAACCAGAAAAAATTGGTTCTAGAGTCTATGCCAATAGAATGGGAAATGGTGATGAAGCTTCAATGGATGGTTTTTTATTTAGAGGAAGAGGTGCTTTGCAAACAACGGGAAAATCAAATTATAAAGCACTTTCAGGATATCTAAAAAAGCCAGAAATAATGACAAACCCAGATTTGGTAGCAAATGAATTTGCTTTTGAATCTGCTTTATATTTTTTTGAGAGTAACAAACTTTGGGCGATTACTGATAAAGGGGTAAATGCAGAAACAATTTTGGCACTAACAAAAAGAATCAACGGTGGTACCAACGGACTAGACCATAGGACCGAACTGACAAATAAATTCTATATTTGGTTAAAATCTTAAAGTTTAAATCTTTATTTTAGGCTCTTATTGTATATATTTAACAATAAGTGATGAATAATAAACACAAAAATTTTTTAGCCTATATAAATAAACCTATGAGCAAGGAAAGCATCATGATGGTTTATGACGCAAACAACGTAAAGTTTGAGCGTTGTGAATTATATAATGATTTCATTCAGTCTCTTTTAAGGATATTATTCGAAACATATATGGGTGATGAAATTACAGATTCGGTTGATAAATTAAAACATTTTAATTGGTGTTGGGATAAAAACATAAACAATTTTAAAAATGAGGGTTTTTTATTTGAAAACCAAAAATTATATGAATATTTTTTAGAATACTCGATACAAGTTTTCTATTCTGTTGAAAAAAATATTGATTATAGTGATAAAAATAGTTTAAGATTTTGGAATGAGTTGTTTGACTATAGTAAAAATAAAACAAACTCTGAAATTGACACGTTTATTGAAATTTATAAAATTATTGAAAAAGCACAAAAAACACTATAAAAAATAAGGTTTACTATTTATTTTATTATTTATCGACTTATAATTGTTTTATGAACACTGAAAGAATATTTAGAATGGTAATGACTGATTTGACCTTGGAACGGCTAAAATTAGAGGAAGATTTAGAAAGAACTGTTAATTCCGATTTAGAATCGGACTTTAAATTACAACAAATTAAATCTATGGTTAGTAGAATTGCTATAGTTGATGCTAGTTTAGCGCAATTCTCATCAATGATGAATAATAACATAACTAAAAACGAAACAGAAAATGGAAAAGTTTAATGAATTAAAAACATTGATTGCTAGCATGGAAGAAGATGCTGCAAAATTCTTTAACAAAGACAACAAAGCGGCTGGTGTAAGACTTAGAAAAGGATTGCAAGACGTTAAAGCTTTATCTCAAGCAATTAGGGTTGAAGTATCTGACAAAAATAAAAAGGATTAATAATATGCTTTTAGAAATTGTCAACAGAATATTGATAGTGCTATTTTTTATGTCTTGTTTGATAACAATTAGACATGGTTACTTCTTTATTCAAGCAATAATAACATCAAGCAGTGAGGAACCAATAAAATACAGGCTATCATCAACATCATTATTTTTTTTATGTGTTTCGATTGCTTATATTTTGTCCGTAATCTTTACTGGGATAACAATATAACTGAATGTCAAACATACAAAAGACTTTAGATGCGCTACAACCATATGTGATAGGCATCAGATATTTAGAAGGTACCGCAGTAGTAGATGCTGTATTTAAAGAAGGTTGGACAGTTCTAGACGACCCTAATATAAAAAAAATAAAAGGTAACGAAGAACTTAATTATTTCATGTTTTATAGTGAGGCTCCAAATATTGGATTAGATGAACTTCTTAACTATGTTGATAGAATAATAAAAGCTAATCAAGAAAGAGAGAAAAAACATGAGCTTTTACGTGAAAAAGTAAATGAACTAAAAGAGCTATTCAAAAAGAATTCACTACATAAATTAACAAGGTTAAAATTTGTACTAGGTGAAGAAGATTTTGTACCAAAACTTGATGAGTTTGAAATTGATGATAATTTAGACGAAACGCCAATTATCGAACCAAATCCAATATCAAATGAAGAACCAAAAGTAAATAACGTATCTTATTTAGATGAAGATGGTAACCCAATAGAACTAAGTGAAGAAGAAAGGGAATTACTAGAAGAAGAAGCTAGAGCTGAAAAAAACAGAAAAGCATTGGCTAGTAAAAAAAATACACCTGCCTCTAAAATAGCCGCTAAAATAGATTTACCTCCGAAGAAAAAAATAGAAATGGCTATCGCTAACAATGATTACGATTCTGAATGTGATTGTGGACCAGAAGAAGCCTGTTCTAAATGTATAGATAGCAAAGGTCTATAAAAAAAAGCCCCAAACGGGGTTTTTTTATTTTTGGTGATGTCTTTCAAACGCCTCTTGTACCGTATGTATTAACCATACACATCCAGATGTAAAAGAAGCATCTAAAAATACTAATAATGGTAAAATAGTTATACCGTATTCAGTAAATGGTGTTGAGTAACCTAAATGGTTAAATAAAAACGATAACACACCACCAATCCAAGTTGAAAGGCATAATGGGCATGTAAATAGTTTACCAAAGAAATTAGGGTTAATTCCACTCCAAAAATCTCTCCACGATTGAAAAATACTACCAAATACTAATATATTTGTAATACCATAAGCTAATAATTCAAATAATACTATGTTCATAATTTAATTTTTTTATTAAAATAATTAATAAAAAATATTTGTAAATAGTTTATATTTTTTTTTATTTTCTTTATATTTATATAAAAAAAAAGAAAATGGAAGAAACTAAAAAGAAAGTTAATTTTAATATAGATATTAAAATATTAAACGAATTTAACAAATTAGCTAAAGAAAAAGCTATAAACAAATCACAATTTATTGAAAATTTTATGAAAACATGGATTCTGGGGAACAAATAAAGAAGTGTACTAAATGTGGTGAGGATAAATTAATTTGTCATTTCAGAAAATACCCAAAAGGTAAGTTTGGTGTAATGTCAGTATGTAAACCTTGCCAATCTAATATTGAAAAATATAATAGATTAATTGGTAATTCTACTAGCGTAGAAAGAAATAAACGTTTTAGAGAAAACAACCCAGATAAAATAAAAAAATGGTTAAAAGTATATGGCGATAAAAATAAAGAAAAACGAAAAGAATATGATAAAAATTATAGAATTAATAATAAGGAATTAAAAAATAAACAGAGTAAAGAATATTATAAATTAAACCCTCACTTAAAAGCTTGGAGAAGTGTTTTAAAATCATCTTTAAGGAGAATGAATAAGAAAAAAGAAAGTCAGACCATTGATTTACTCGGCTATTCAGCAAATGATTTGAAAACACATATTGAATCGTTATTCACAGAAGGAATGTCATGGGATAATCATGGTGAGTGGCACATCGACCATATTAGACCAGTGTTAAGTTTTGATAAGGATACACATCCATCCGTAGTCAATGCTTTAAGTAACTTACAACCATTATGGGCTAAAGATAATAGAGATAAATGGTGTTATTATTAAATTGTTAACACATAAAGCATGTGAATAGTTTATGCAAACTATAGCCACTTGTACCTAGTTTTGATAGAGTGTTTCTCCATCCTTCAAATACAGAACCGTAAATCATATTGTTACAAGCCCCATAACAAATCAAAATAAAAATAATTGTTTCCATGTCTTTTAATTACAATAATACGATTTATAGACGAAATAGTCAATATTTATAGTTATGAAAAGATTTATAAAAAAAATACTTAGAGAAACCGTAATGAAAAATAACGCTGTTGGAGTTTTAATAAAATGTGAAACAACAGACAAAATATTTCTTATGTTAAGAAATGATAAAATACCAACTTGGTCTTTGGTTTCTGGTGGTTTGGAAATAGGTGAGAAACCCATAGAATGTTTAAAAAGAGAAATCATAGAAGAACTATCAATAAACCCAAACTCAATCAATTACAAAAAAATTTGTGTTGAAGAAATTGCAGATAAAAATCTAACTTTTCACTATTACGAAGGCTTGACTTCCAAAGAATTTACACCTAAATTAGACCATGAAAATTTAGAATGGGGGTGGTTTGATAAAAAAAACTTACCATCACCATTATATAGAGGAATGAAAGAAAAAATAATAAACATATGAAAGACGCATTATCTAGAGAAGTTGAACTTGTTGAAAAACAAAAAATAAATGACAAATATGTTACGGCTTTAAAAAAAGCTCAGTTTGCAAACGAAATCAAAAGTGGGTTAGGTGTAAAGATAAAAGAAAACCCAAATGGGGTTAAATTAATAAAAAAATCATGGGGACAAAAATTATCTTCATGGTTTAAAAACATTTTTACAAAGTTTTAATATGACATACGAACAATTAATAGAAACTATATCATTAATAGTTGAGACCGAAAAGATACAAAAAATTGGTTTAACTCTTAATTATGAATTAGATGAAAAACAGCATTTGATTCTAAATGAAGACATATACAAAAGAACAAATCCATATTCAACCAACTTTATACCAACAGATGAGTTTGAAGTTATGATAGCAGGTATTTTAATAAAATTTACAAAAAGAAAATAATAAAAATTTTGTAATATCAAAAAAAAGTTATACCTTTGCAATTGTTATGAAAAATTTAGGATTTATATTTTTACTAAGTGTTATCTTGGTGTCTTGTTCAAAAGAAGATATGACACCTGGTAGTTATAAACCATCACAACCACCACCTCAAGACACAACCAGTTGGCAATCAACATATGAAGATGCTGGAACGATTCCTAATTGGGGTAGTGGGTCACAAACAAATGAGTTGGTTGGTACAACATGGGTTTTGACAAATTTACAAATAGGTTTGACAACACAACCATTACCTATTGACACTATCAGGTTTGTAAACAACATATATTACACGATTAATAGTGGTTCGGTTAGAACATATCAGTTGTCATCTGGTGTTGCGACTAGTAGTAAATCACTTACACTAAATTTTCATTATCCTTTTGGAAGTGGAAATTACAAAGGGGAGGTTTCACCAACGTTTGTTTCGGATGGTGTAATATATAACTGTGAGTTTTATAATACAAACACTAGTACGATGATGGTTAGAGCTTCTTTCATCAAACTTTAAATTTTTTTTTAAAAATACTTGACACGAAAAGTAATTTTTAGTACCTTTGCAAAACTTAATCAGAAAAACTTTTAAATAAATTATTATGAGTAAACTTTTAGCTGCTATGCAAACAAACGATGTTCTTACTTTAAACGGTATGCCTACAAATTCATCAAGTCTTAATCATTGCGTTAACCTATTTTTCCAAATAGGTGCGTTGAGAGGACAAGATAAGGTTCGGCTTATAAATGCTTTTACAAAAGCTTTTGGTGAGAATCCGTTGACAGCTATGAAACTTTTGTTTTGGGCTCGTGACGTTCGTGGTGGTGCTGGAGAAAGACAAATCTTTAGAGATATTGTTGAATATCTTGCTAAAAACCGTAAGGATAGTTTATCAAAAAACCTTCACTTGATTTCAGAATTCGGTAGATGGGATGACCTTTTGGTTTTGGTTGGAACACCTCTAGAAAAAGAGGCTCTTGACCTTATCGCTAAAGGTTTGGCTGATAAAAATGGTCTGGTGGCCAAATGGATGCCACGTCCAAATGTGTCAAATCGTCAAAAGAAAATATGGGCTGCTGCTGTTAGACAACACATGGGTTTGTCACCAAAAGAGTACCGTAAGTTGCTTGTTGAAAACTCTAACACCGTTGAGCAATTAATGTGTGCTAATGAGTGGTCAGCTATTCAATATTCTAAGCTGCCTTCTAAGGCTATGAGTGACTTGATGAAAGCGTTCACAAAACACGATAAAGAAAGGTTTGCTGCTTACTTGGAGAGCGTGAACAAAGGTGAAGCTAAAATTAACGCTGGTGCCGTATATCCATACGACATTATTAAAAACTTAAGATTTGGTGACAAATCTGGAGCTAACACACAGTGGAATGCTCTTCCAAATTACCTTGAGGGTAATAAAGAAAGATTCTTGCCAGTAGTTGACGTATCTGGTTCTATGTCATGTCCAGCTGGGAATAATCCTAACGTTACATGTATGGATGTTGCAATCTCATTGGGTTTATATATTTCTGAACGTAATGTTGGCCCTTTCAAGGATGCGTTTGTTACTTTCTCAAACAACCCTAAACTGCAAATCCTTAACGGTAATTTGCAAGAAAGATTCAGTCAGTTGTCAAGGGCTGAATGGGGTATGTCAACCAACGTTGAGGCTGTGTTCAATTTGATACTTCAAAAAGCTAAATCTTCTAACGTACCTGCGGAAGAAATGCCAACAATGATTCTGATTATGTCAGACATGGAGTTCAATTCTGGAACAAGTGGAAACTTTGGGCTTTCTGCTCAGCAAATGTTTGAAAAGATGTATGCTGAAGCTGGGTATAACATGCCTAAAATTGTTTACTGGAACATTCAAGCCAAAAGCGATAACTTCCCAGTTCACTTTGATAAAAATGGTGTTGCATTGGTATCTGGTTTTAGCCCATCTTTGCTTACTAACCTGTTAAGTGGTAAAGACTTAACTCCAATGTCTATGATGTTGGAAGTTATTAACTCAGAACGTTACTCTGTTATAACAGTTTAATATTAAAGGGGTTTGATTCACTATGTGTTCAACCCCTTTTTTCATATGTGTTCATAATAAAAGTGTATTCTGCAAAAAGAAAACCACAATTATAAATGTTCAACTTTCAATGTAGGAACCGCTTCCTCTATTTTTTAAAGCGGCAAACTTCAAAACAGGGTTAGAAGTAAAAACCCCAACACTTTGATTGAACACATAAAACCCCATTATGGGGTTTTTTTATTTTTAACTATTTACACTTAATTTTAAAATGGTTAAATTTGTAAATGAAAAAAATAATAGTAAAAGAAATTGACAGACTTAATAGCACTGTTTTTAAAGAAAAACAAATTTCAGAATATTTAATTTATCTAATGTTAGATGATATAAAATTAAATGCTTATACTGAAATTGGTTCCGATGCCAAAAAAGAGAGGGTAAATGAACTATTGCTTACCCATTTTATAACAGAACAAAATAACAAAATATCCATTGAAGACATTATACAAGAAATGTCATTGGAAGAAATCAAAAAAAATTAAATATGGAAAATAATTATCCTTTGGTTTTGGTGTTTTATTTAGATGCCGAACTTATGAAAAACCCACAAATTATAAAACCATTTGCTGAATCTATTGATAAAATGTTAGCATTTAAAAAAGCAAATGCTTTAGCTTTCTTTTTACCAACAATTGGTGAAGAACGTGTAGAATGCATCAACCCAATTATGGTAAAAGAGACTGATATGGAAAAAATAAACAAATTAATTGAAGATATTAAACAAAATTTCTCAATCGGTGTTGATATGGAAATCGATATTGACGAAACTAGTATAGATGAACCAAAACCATGTGATTGTGGTAATAACCCAAACGGAAACTGTAAATGTGATTAATATGACCAACCAAGAAAAAGCAATTATATATGACAATTGCACCAGAGAAAGTGATAAATTGTTAAGAGAGATATCCAAGTATAAATCAGAATATGCTACTAGTATCCCGCCACATATTGAAAAAGAGATAAAAATAAGAGAAGCTAGAATAGCTGTTCTAGTTGGTAGATTAGAAAGTCTTTTTAAATAATTAATGAATAAATTTGATATTTTAAAGTTTTTAGGTATAAATTATAAAATTGAGAATGATTCTTTTTTTGATGTTTATTTAGATAAAAAAGTTTATGGTTCTGATATATTGGAACATTTGAACATAATTTTTTCTAACGATGAAAACACAAATAAAGAATTAATAAAAGAGTGGGCGCTAAAAACTATAACGTTAGAATGTTTTGAAAATAATTGGGAATTCAAGAGACTAATTCCAGAGATTGGACGATATGAACTAAAAAAAATGAATAGATTTTTAATTACTTTTCCAGATTATTTTAATATTCCGCAATGGGTTGTTTTTGAACTGGATAGACCATCAGCTAGATTAATAACAAAGGACATTTTAGGGGTTAATTTGTTTAAAAAATTAGTTTGGGATGATATGATAATAAAAATGAGGGACCCAATTGGTCCTTCAACATCACAGTCTTTTATGGATTTAGTTCATAAGAACTTCTATCACAAAGAACGAATTATTAAAAATAAATTCAACATGAAATTAGAGATGTTGGACCCAGTGGGTGAGGTTGTTGAAAGATGGGATTTATCTGACTGTGAAATAAAATCTATTAATTTTGGTCAGTTATCTTATCAAATAGATGACCCAGTTGTTATTACTTTGGTTATTAAACTTGGTAGTGTAATTCTTGAGTTTTAAGGTCTTGTGCTTCTTCTTCTAATTTTGGTATAAGGCCATTTGGTATTATCATGGATTAGGTCATACATTCTACCAATATTTGCTTTGCTGGCTGTACCCATAAACATAAGACTTTTAATTTTTTGTTTTTTTGCTATTCTTTCTAGTGTATGGTGTAACCTTTGAGCGTCTTCCATATTTTTGCATAAAACCATATCAAATTGGTCTTCATTGTAAATAATTAATTTATTATACACTACAATAATTTGCTTTACCATTTTTTTAGAATGAGCACCAGTAACTAATCTTTTAACGACTTCTTTTATCGTAGGTCTTTCTAATTTAGGGTTAAACCTGTACATCCAAAATGATTCCTCAATTTCATAACTATCAGAATGCAATATTGTCCAATCACCTAAAGGTGATTCTGTATATGTTCTACCAAAATCATCCCTAAGAATCCTAAAAACATCAGATTCTTCTGTTGGTTTGGTTACACATATTTCGTATTTAACAGGTTTTATGCCTTTTGTGTTAATAAATTTTTGTGGAAACATAACTTTGTTTTCATCTTTTATTCTATGAAAATTAATAAATGCAGTTTCCCTAGTTTTACACCTATGTAAAGTTTTTTTATAAACACCATTTGCTGTTAAAACAACTCTATAATTCACAATATTATTTGGTTTTTACAATAAATTTAAGTACTTTTGTGGAAAAATAAAGACTGACATGTCAAAAAAAAATTATTATGAAATATTAGGGGTCTCAAAAGAATCTTCTTCTGATGATATTAAAAAAGCGTATAGAAATCTTGCCAAACTTTATCATCCAGATAAAAACCCAAATAACTCAGAAGCTGAAGAAAATTTTAAACAAGTATCAGAAGCTTATGAAACATTATCAGACCCTGAAAAGAAAAATAGGTATGATAATGCCGAACGTTTTTCTGGTTTTGGTTTTAATAATACAGGCCGACAAAGACCTATTAGAGTAGGTGAGAGTATTAAACTAAACGTAAAACTTACGTTGGAAGAAATATTTTCTGGTGTTAAAAAAACATATAAATTTAAAAGAAATGATATTTGTTCGTCATGCGATGGTCATGGCGGTACCGATATTATTACCTGTTCAACTTGTAACGGTAGTGGGATTTTGGTTCAAACCTTTAATACACCCATTGGTTATATTAGACAAGCAATTGAATGTCCAGATTGTAACGGCTCTGGCCAAACATATAAAAATAAATGCGATGTTTGTAATGGTGATGGTGTTAACTTAGTTGATGAAACAGTAGAAATAAATGTTCCTTATGGTGTTTTAGATGGTGCTACCTTTATAATGGGTGGAAAAGGACATGCGATTAAAAGTGGTAGGCATGGTGATTTATACATCGTTATAAATGAATTACCACACCATAAATTCATTAGAGATGGTAACAACTTAAAAATAAAGTTAAATCTTAGTTACCCACAATTAGTTTTGGGTGATAAAGTTGAAGTTGAAACTATTGATGGTAGCAGAATCAGGGTCAATATCCCAGAATTTAGTCAAGTGGATACTAATTTAAAGGTTATTGGTAAAGGAATGGCTGAATTCAAAGGTAGTAATCGGGGTGATATGATAATAACGCTGGGTGTAAACATTCCAAAAAAAATTGATGATGAAACAAGAGATGTTCTAGAAAAATTAAAAACAAAATTTTAAACATTACTTGCAGGTTCAGTAATTAATTAGTAGTTTTGCGATAATAACAATAAAAACAAAACTAAAATTATGGCTAAATACGAAGAACCATTTGAAGACACTCAAACACTGTTTAACGAAGTTATTGAAGCTACTGGGTTAAACAACTACATTAACATTACTGTTCTTACAAACAACAAATCAAAAGATATTTTTAAAGTTAATAAATCAAACGAACTTCTTAAATATAGAACTGGAGATGATGTTATCATTGTTTTGAATGAAAATATATTTGAAAAGTTACATGATGAACAAAAAAGAATTGTTGTTGAAGAAGCTATAGCTTATATTTCTTTCGACACAGAAAAAGACAAATTGGTTATAACACAACCTGATTTTATGGCTCATAGTGGTATTTTACGTAAACATACTTTTACGACTATTGAAGTCGTTAGAGAATCAATTAAAACTCTTTTTCAAGCTGAAAAACAAGTTGAAGACGAAACCGAAGCTATTGCAAACTAAATGAACATAGAACAAATAGAAGAAATAAACCCAGAAGCTTTGATTTGTGATGGGTTTGATGAAGCAATAATAGGCATGGCCGAGAGAATAAACCTTGGCCCTGTCGTTGCTTATAGCGTTGAAAAAATATTAGACACGTTAATCAACAGAGATGGTATGACATATGAAGAAGCTGTTGAATATTACGAGTTTAATATTGTAGGTGCTTGGTTTGGTGAATTTACACCAGTTTTTATAACAAATTATGAAAATATATAAAATGAAAAAATTATTAATCGACATGTTGAGGACCCAACTTGAGGCCCAAAGAAGAAAAGCATTATTAACACTACACTTATTATCACATCATTCTGTTGGCATTGGTGACCATTCTACAGGAGATTTTTATAAAAATGCTGATGAAGCTCTAAGTATGTTAACTGAAGCTGATGATAAACTTGAAACTTTATCTAAATACGAATTTGAACTTGTTAATGGTGAGAATGTAACTTATAAAAATGGAGAAGCCTTATGAATATAATGAATGAATTTAGAGAATATGTTGTAAAGCATATGGGTGTTAGTAGTTTACAAATACATTATTGGGAACAACTTCAAGAAAAACTTTATGGTACTAACGCTTCTTTGACACCATATATTTTAGAGGAAAGAGAAATGCGTGCTACACAAATGGATATTTTTTCTAGAATGATGATGGACCGTATTATATGGTTGGCTGGACCTGTTAACGATAGAATGAGTACCGTTGTTCAAGCACAGCTTATGTTCTTAGATAATATTGAGACCAAAGATATTGTATTGCACATAGATTCACCTGGTGGTTCTGTAAAATCTGGGCTCAGTATTGTTGATGTGATAGATTATGTATCTTCAGATATCGTAACTATAAACACAGGTATGGCTGCTAGTATGGGTAGTATTTTATTAGGTTCTGGTACCAAAGGTAAACGTTACAGTTTGCGTTTTAGTAGAGTTATGCTACACCAAGTTTCTAGTGGTGCGGAAGGTAACATTCAAGATATTCGTATTAGCTTAGCTGAAGCTGAAAAATATAATGAAATTCTTTTTGACCTTCTTGGGAAATGTACAAACAAAGACCCAAAACAGGTAATGGAAGATGCTAGTCGTGATAAATGGTTAAATTCTGATGAAGCATTAGCTTATGGTATTGTAGATAACATTATTTTAAATAAAAATAAAAAATAATTGGTAAAATGGTTGTATTTTTAAATATAATTTAGTACCTTTGCATTAACAATAAAAATATGTGGTCTTTTTTATTAGGCCACATATTTATATTACAAGTTCTTTAATTTATGGGGATATAAAGGTATTGACTGAGTATAGTCGTAATTGGTAAGCATGTAGTGCTAAATGGAAGCACTTTAAACTAGCTATTAAACTTTTTAAACGGCAACGATTTTGTTGTATCCGAAAATTTCCTTAACGAAGCTGCATGCAGTTTCGCTGGAGAGCTTGCTGTAGCCTAATATAGCTGATAGTGATAATTCACTTCATCGTGGTATGTTCCACGACATGATGGTAGTCCATTAGGGTATCATGATTTCCTTCACGAATAATCATGATATTTGGCTTCATTAGAAAAAGAAGATAAACATGTAGAAAGTCTTTGAAGAATATTCAACACATGGGTTCGATTCCCATTATCTCCACTCATACCAGATTTATGTCCAATAAATACGCCACGGGATATAAAATAAAAACCCCCAGTAAATCGCTTTACTGGGGGTAATTTTTTGGTAGCCTCAACATTTATTTGCTAGGTGTTGGGGGGTTAGTTGTGGTTGTGCTTGTAGGCTTTGGTTTGCCACATCCACATCCGTTGCTTACTCTGTTCATGTTCTTTTAATTTTTATAGTGTGTTATTGTTATATATAAATACTTGACTTATCATAAATAAGATTTTATATTTAATTATGTTTAAATCAAAATATACTGTTTCATTCTTAGATAGTAAATGGAATGTCTTGAAAAATAATATTAAAGTTCATTCTTTACCTAGAAAAGACGAATATGTTTTTTTTAATGGGTTGTATTATGAAGTTTTAAACGTAGTGCATACTATTGATAATAATCACATAATATACGTCATTATCAATGAAGTGCCACATCAACACAAACCAACAAAATAAAAAAAAATATTTTTTTTAAATTTACTTGACAAATAATGATTTTTTTAGTACTTTTGCATATATATTTAAACAACGTTCTTTAAAAAACAAAAATTATCCAAAAAGGTGGGTTCTGCAAACGAACTTTAAACAATTACTAATATGTAAAAAGTATGTGGGCCTTTTACCAAACCTATGACCGAAAGGATGGTTTGGAACCAAAACCACCATGGTGTAAGACCATGTAAAAAAATAACTTCATGACGGAGGTCATGTAAAAATAGCTGCTAGGTAAACGGGAGTCCTATAAAATAAAAACGAACAGCCATCTTGGGATAACATAGGGGGATAGTATAAGTATTACGATGGACGTGGAGTCCATAAATGGAGTATCAAATCTCCTCCCCCTACATATTGCGAGTCGGAGAAATGGTAACTCATTGGGCTCATAACCCAAAGATGGTTGGTTCGATTCCAACACTCGCTACAAAAAAGAATGGATTCAGCAATTTAAAATTCTATTTAGGAAAAACAGAAAACAACCCCATTCTGAACTTATTAAAAAGCCTCTTCGTGAGGCTTTTTTTGTTTACAATAATTACAAAGAATTATTTGCTTAATTCAATTTTTTTAGTAGCTTTGTATTATGAATAAAAAATTATTAATAATTGGAAATATGAAACACGGAAAAGATACCTTTGCCGAAATATTAAATGAACAATTTGGATTAAAATATCAGTCGTCATCACAAGCATCGGCTGATATTTTTTTATATGATGTTCTTAAAGATAAGTATGGGTATAAAACACCAGAAGAATGTTTTGAAGACCGTGTTAATCACAGGGCTGAATGGAAACAAATGATTTGTGATTATAACAAAGACGATAGAGCCAAGCTAGCGAAAGAAATCCTAAAGAATTCTGATTGTTATGTAGGAATGCGTGATAGAGAAGAAATCAATGAATGTATGAAACAAGGCTTGTTTGATATTATTGTATGGGTTGATGCGTCTGAAAGACTTCCTTTAGAACCAGCTAGTTCTTTTGATATTGACAAAACTTGTGCTGATGTTATAATTGAAAACAACGGTACTTTTGAAGAGTTCAAAGAAAAAGTTTTGAGATTTGGAAAAATATTTGCAAAATAATATTTGTTAAAGTCATTTTGTTTTTATACCTTTGTAAAAAAAAACAAAAAATAATGATTTTTAACAATAAAGTAAGTAGCGATAATGTTTTAAGACCAGAAAATAGGTCTTTCTTTGATAAGTATGTTAAAGAAATTGCAAAATTTAAAATTTTAACAAGGGATGAAGAACAAAATCTTTTCAAGGAATATGAAGAGACTGGTGATGAAAAGATTTTAACTAAAATTTGTAAACACAATTTATTATTTGTTGTAACAGTAGCTAGGCATTATGCCAAATCGTTATCTTTTTCAAACACCATTGTGTTAGAAGATTTAGTAAACGAAGGAAATATGGGTTTATGTATTGCTGTTAAACGTTTTGACTATAAAACTGGTAATAAGTTTATAACATATGCTATATGGTTTATTAGACAACAAATTTTAAATTCAATGCAATTTAATTCTAAAAATATAAGAATCCCTTTCTCAGCTAGAGAAAATATAGTATTTTATAAAAATAAAAAAGATGAGTTAGAACAGAAACTAGGATGTGAAATTGATTTGGTTGATTTATATAATCATTTATCGGATGAAGGTTTATTAAGCGGTTTTGAAGATTTCACCAAAATGGAACATTTATTGAGGATGAATAAATATGAAACTAGATTAAATAGCAAAGTTGGTGACGATGAAGAAGCTGAACTTATAGATTTTTTAAATACTTCTGACGATTATTTGGCTGATTCGGAACTTATGAAAAAAGATAGAAAAAATCAGGTTGATAGTATTTTAAAAATGTTAGATGAAAAAACAGCTTATTATATTAGAGATTATTTTGGGATTGATAGTACAGAACCATTGAATTTTAGGGGAATTGCAACGAAATACAACACCAACCCAACAAATGTTATAAATCATATTAAAAGAGGTTTTAGACGAATTAATCGTCTAAAAAATAGAAATAAACTATTAATAGATTTTTAATTATAAAAATTAAAATAATGACTGAACAACGTATCAAGTTTGACTTACCAATACCTGAAGATGTAAAAGCTATAGCTAAACTTTTCAAAAAAAATAAATTTCAACTATTAATTGTAGGTGGTGCAATTAGAGATTCAATATTGGGAAAACCAATTAAAGATTATGATTTAACAACTGATGCAATACCAGATAAAGTAGAAGAAATTTTAAACAAAGGCGGTTACAGAACTCTACCAACAGGTAAAGCTTTTGGTGTTATAAATGTATTTACAAATACTGATGAATATGAAATAGCTACTTTTAGGTCTGAAACTTATTCAGATAAAGATAAAAGAAGACCAGATTCTGTTTCTTTCTCCAATATCGTAAGCGACTCAATGAGAAGAGATTTAACTTGTAATGCATTGTATTATGATATTGATAAAAAAGAAATAATAGATTTGGTAGGTGGTTATAATGATATTAAAAATGGTATAGTTAGAACCGTTGGTAATCCAATTGATAGATTTAATGAAGATAAACTTAGAATTTTAAGAAGTTTAAGATTTTCAGCTAGATTCGGGGATAAATTAGATTCGACAATAGATATTGCTTTAAAACAAGATGCTAGTCTTGATGGAATATCTGGAGAAAGAATTCGTGATGAATTTATTAAAGGATTAAATTCCGCTAAATCTCAAAAATATTTTTTAGATTTACTTGACAAATATGGTTTATTTAAATGGGTTTTTAAAGACTTAAATGTTGATAGAAATTCTTTTTCAAATAATAATGATTATATCATTTTATTAGCTAGGATTTTAAAAAATAATAATATAGATATTTTAAAGAAAAAATTAAATGAATTAAAATATTCAGTTGATGAAATAAAATCAATCACCTTTCTAATAGCTATGTTAAAATTAGATATCAATACAGCTATATTACTCAAAAAAGCTCAACAAAACGCTGGTGTAACTCCAAATCAAATAAGAGAGTTTTGTAAGTTAGAAGGTGTAGATAATAAACTATTAAATGCTTTTGAAAAATTCAGATTAACAGTTAGCGGTCAAGAAGTGATGGATGATTTGGGTATTAAAAGTGGTCCAGAAATTGGTAAAGCTATAAATAAAATTGAAACTGATAACTTCAAAAAAATACTGAATTCTATCTAACGCTTTATTTTTTTGTATGGTGTGATATATTTATTGCATATTTAAATTTATGGCAAAATATATTGTAACTTTCAATGACCAGATAAATGATATTGAATTATTTGGTTTCAAACTTATGACTGAAAAAGAAGTAGAATCGTTTGAAGATTTATCAGAAAGCATTAGATGGACTTTTTACTTTCCTTTGGCAAATCATCTTGAATTAGAATTTTCAGATGGTAATGATTTATTATCAAAATTGAACTTCAAAGAAGTTAGCAATGAGGAGTTTAAATATTTAAAAAAAGTTTTTGGTGAAGGATTTGGATTTTTTATTGATGAGGAATTTTTAGAATCTCAACTAGAAGAGGAAGAAGAACTTTATGACCAAGAAGATGATTACGACCAAGAAGATTCTTTTGATAATGATGATGATTATTAATTTTTATATCTTTTAAGATATTTATTATAAAAATATTATCATGAGAAAGAAAGAAATAATCACTGAAGCTAAAAGGAAAACTTTGTTGGCTGATAGAGAAAAAGCAATTGTTGAATCATTTGCAAAAAATTTTAACAAAATAAAAAGATTGGATGAAGCGTACGGAATGTCTTTTGAAGAAGCAAAAGCAGAAGCCAAAAGAATTTCTGATGAAGAAGGTGGTGCAGCTCAACATGTAAATCAAATCGGTGAAGATAAATTCATTGTTTCTGACTTTTTTGATTCTGACACAACAGTAGCTAGTTTTGGTTTAGGTATTGATGAAGCTGAAGAAGATTATGAACTAGCTTCTAGAGGTGTTGAATATGGAATGGACCCGTATTCTGAAAGACCATCATTATTTGATGCTGTTGATAAGATATTGGTTTCTAGACCAGAAGGTATGGGAGGAGTTATAAATATTATATATGGTATATATATTATATATAAAAATGGTAAACATGAAAAAATTAGTTCAGTTGAAGAATTCAATCAAAAATTCGGTACAGATATCCCATCAACCAAAAATCCTATGGAAGTTGTTTCTTATCTAGAAACAAATTACCCAGAAGTTACAGTATATTTGGATGAATTTGACGTTTCGTAAAAATATTTTACAAAAAACTTGACAAATTCAAAAATAATTTGTACCTTTGCATTAACTTTTAGAAACAAGAGCATATTTATATCAAAAACAGGGGAAACCCACAAAACAAAAAAAAATGAGAAACAATAACATACATATTAATTCGATTAGCATGTGGAGACGCAATAGTAATCCATTTGAGTCGGTTATGTCTGTAAGTTTCTTTGATGATTTATAAAAATCAAAATAAACAATAAAGAAGAACCCGATTCAGAATAAAATCTAAATCGGGTTTTTTTATTTTAAAAAAATGA